AGATTGAGACGTTCCGGTCTTTGCCGGAATGGCGATTGCGTCGGCAAGCGGGCCTGGTTCGACACTCGGACGACTGGTCCGAGCCCGACCTCATAGCAATCATCAATGGGGACAGCTACGATTTTAACGAATTTGATAAGGTCGTCATGGTCGGAACGAATTCGTATTATTCGTTACGGTCAATACTCAATAGAAAGGGTGTTGACCTGTTTGTCTTCGTAATGCACGAAGATCGTGTGTTGACCGAACATGATGTGCGGGGGGTATGCCCGCCAAAGTCAGATTTGTTAGTGATCAACTGGGACAAAAACATCGCACGAATGTCTGACGCCGGTCTTTTGTGGCGTATTGCTGAAAAGTTCCCGCTTGTATTTGACGATCCGTCGAACCTCTTACAAGACAAAGACAAGATTCGTCACAAGATTCGTCGCCGGTGCACTTCTGCAAGTATGCCCAACGACACGGTGTGGACTTAAGGAGGATTGATGTTTAGGTACAACGATGACGAGGACTACTACTGCAAGTACCAACCGGAATGGGATGAGTTACCCAATGAGGAGCAGTGGAAACGCATTCTCGCCGCGTTTGAGTATTTGTGCGCTGTTGGTAGGGTCCCATACTCAACTGAAGTCGGAGACGACGGTACGTGGCACGAGTACGCTCCAGCAATTGAGTTGGCTGAAGAATGGTACAACGAGATGGAGGAGAATAACTAATGCAAACTTTCTTGCCTTACGGCAAAAACTACAGACAAAACGCACAAGTTTTAGACAACAAGCGTCTCGGCAAGCAACGTGTTGAAAACCTTCAGATAATCAACTGCTTGGTTGGTGTGTCCACAGGTTGGAGAAACCATCCAGCGGTAAAGATGTGGAGAGGTTATGAAAAAGCCCTGTTACAGTATCAAGTTGCTATTTGCGATGAATGGGTGAAAAGAGGGTACAAAGACACTTGTCTAGTTAAGAGTGCAGTAGTAATGACTAAGGACCCAGTAATAGCAAATTCTCTACCAGTTTTACCTTGGTGGCTTGATGATGAAGAAGTTGAACAAAAGGTGATGGTGTCTCATCAATCAAACCTGTTGCGTAAACTCTCAGGCCACTACGCTCCACACTTCCCAGCTGTTCCTAATGACCTTCCGTATCATTGGCCAGTTTGACATAGCCACGTGCTAAACGTGGCCCCGTCCAAATAACAAAACCCCGAGCGGGCGACTACACACCGTAGTTGTCCGCTCGGGGTATTATTTTTTTGTCTCAAATCCGGCTGAAAATCATGTCATCAATTTTCGATTTTCCAAACCCCGACGGCTCGGTCCAAATCGCTGAGTGAACCCCATACTCATGCAACAGTTCTTGGCATCTTTCGCAAGGTTTTGCCAATCCAAGGTGCCCATTTCTGGTAACTCTTGCGACAAATATTGTCGCTCCTGTTGCATCCCCAGCACGCTTCAAAGCAACCTCTTCCGCATGGTACGAAACCCCTTCAAGGTCAACCTGAGAAGGTAAATTTCTATATCGATTTACACCCATGCTCAGCACTCTTCCACCTTTTACGAGCACTGCTCCCACTCTCCATTGTGAGTGTGTTGCTGTCGATGAAACATCGACAGCGTAGTCAAGCCATTTAAGCTGTCTTGTGGTAATCATATGTTACTGATTAAGTCTGTGAGTTTTTGTACACCGCAGGATATGTCTCGTGGTTGTATGCGGGAACGTAGCTCAATTCCAACATTTCTACGATTGTCTGGGTTTGACAAGTATTTTATGTGCTTCACCCAGTCCTTTGGCTTGTTTGCTATAAACCCTACATTTAATTTTTTGTGTAAATTCACGTATGCATTAAGATCTTGGGCAATAAATGGAATTCCTGACGCTGCATACTCTAAACCTTTTATGTCTGATTTTGCCATGTTGAACGGAGTCTTGTTTAGTGGAACAATCCCAATATCCATTTTCATAAGTTCTGGGTAACGTTCAGCTGGGCGCAGGTCTTCTACAGTTACCAGGTCTTCTGAAACCCCAAGCCTGCTTGCAAAGGTTGGTGCACCACTGTGGTGACCACCGTGGTAAAGAGTTATTGAACCACTCTTTGCCATTGGGTTAAGCACACCTTTTAGTGTCTCAATGTCCCTGCTTCGATGTGCTGTTGATCCCACCCATCCAACAACTGGAGTGTTGGTGTCTGTGTAGGTTGTCTGTGTAAATCGATTGATGTCTACAGTGTTTTCAATAACCTGTATTGGGCACCTTACAAATGATGAAGCCCTATCAGCAAGATAGGTGGTACTGACAGTTAAAATCATGGACTTTGACAAGATTGCTTTGTAGTTGTTGATGTTCTCAATTTTGTTAACTTTTGGGTGGTTATGCAAGAACGCCATATTTGAGGTGTCTAGACCCCAATACCAATCATCGAGGTCGTTTATTATTTTTTGCCCATTTGCGATAGCCATGGGCACGTGCTGGGTAAGCCCCTCATGCATTAAACGTTGCATGTAGATCACGTCTACTTCGTGCATCTCTTTATCCTCAGATACTACAACAAATCTGTCGTGATACCAAGTGAGTACACCAACGTGTACTTCAAATGGGAGGTGGTCAACATACTGACCCAGGCGTGCCCATCCACTTCCTCCCCACAATGCTACAGGCTCCCCTGTTTTTATAGGGTGGAGCCAATCACCCGACACTATTCCTAGTCTTAGCACTGCTAGTTCCTTTGTACTCCATAGTTTTTGACCTCTTTCCAACCCCGCAGGGGTGGGTGGGGAGCTCGTTCAGAGGAACGAACACCTCCACCCACGCACTGCACTTAGCGCACTCATAGATACCAGGTGGGTATTTTTGTCTGCTTGTCTCCATGAGCAACATTGTACTACTCATCAGACCTTTGTGCGACGCTTCCAGTTTGAGCCGAATTCAATGATGTGTTGAGCATTCCAAAGAGGGGTTGCTGACAGTTGAGTAATTGGAGCAGGGAAATCTGCGCGCTTTCTCAAAGCATGTATCTGCTGTTTGGGGCAGTTAAGAATGCTGGCAACCTCTGCTGTTCCAGCAATGTCTTCAATCTTAATCAACAACATTTCTTCGGGAAGTTGAACTGTAAGTGTGTTTTCATCCATTGTGTTTCTCCTTGTGTCTTGGGCTTTGCCCGTTGTTTGTATGCTACACGTGGCTATTTTCAATTGCAACTATTGTTGTTTATTTTTTTTAGTTATTTGCACGTACGTGTCCAAGGCTCAAATCCGCATCCACGGTGAATATCGTGCCAAATGTACATTTCCCATGCCCACGCAAAGTTGTAATACGGATCATTTACGTATGTCCAACTGCCGTATTTGTCATTAATCTCGTCGTGCCACACCTGGTTGATCTGTAGCGGGCCTGAATCGTGTCCATTCCAGCGGGGGTGCCCCTCGATGATGTTTAGACAACGACTTTCGTTCCAAGCCTCATCTAATACGTCTATTAGTAGTTCTTGAGGCCATCCGGCTGCAAGCGCAATTGGTGCTAATTCTTCACATTTGCTACCGGGAGGCACCAATGTAGTCGTAGTGGTAACTGGTGCTTCTGTGGTGGTGGTGGTGGTGGTAGTTGTTGGTTGTACCACAGTGGTTTGTGGTGTGGTTGTGGTGGCTAATTGAGTGAGTACTTCTTCTTTTGGGTTTTCTATACAGTTTGCCAGTGGTGTCAAGATCGCGATATTGATAGCAAACGCCACCAAAATCACTGGTTTTGAGTATTTCAATTTCAAAAGTATTCTCCTTGATAGGGGATAATGACAGTGCCCAACCATTGGGTGGTTGGGCACGTATCTATATTACCAAACTATGACGGAAACTTGCTAAATCACATGCTGGAAAGTTTGAAAACCAACGATTCTATGTTGAATTCTTGTCCTCTAGCAGGGAATACTTCTTTTGGAATCTTTTTTCTTACCGTTACAGAGCACTCTCTACACTTTGGGCACCGACAGCCGAAACGGTACATTTCGATAACTCCGTGGTGAAGCCTTGCGGTGCCTCTGCGCTCTTGTGGAGTCAACCCACCCCACAATCCCCATGTTTCGTTCATACCATAATTCAAGCACTCTTCCCACACATCACATGTGTGACATACGGCTTTTCCAGCTTTGTAGTATGCATTGTGGTTTGTTTGGTCAAGCGGGGGAAAGAAGATATCCGGGTTCAACCCGCGGCAAGGAGCATCTTCCAACCATTCCATATTACTGTTCTAGATTTCGTCTGAATAGACACAGAGCAATTAAGGCGTAGGTAGCGATGTCCAAAAGACTGTCCTCTATGCCCTCATTTCGTAGTGTTGACCCTCTGGCCGCAGATTGAAGGCGAACAACCTTGTCGTTAGCACGCATCATTGCTCCAACCCACGGTGGGATTCCCCATTGACTTGAGGACGATACGTTTGCAAACTGATCAAGTTGTGATCCGTAGTCAGCCCCTTTCCTGTCATGCATGTCAATGACCTCTTGTATTGCATCCATAAACTCATTTGGATTATGCATTGTTGGTGTTGTCCATTTCGTTGTCGTTGTACACTGAAAACATCAAAACATTGTAAATTTCGCTAATAAGCCATTCTGCTGCTTCTTCACGACTATCCTCGTTAGTTATGTCCCAATTCATCCACAAAGTGCATCCCTTTGTTGACAGGTATTCTTTGACGGTATCTACGCTCAATGGGGTTTTAGATAGATAATCATCTCCGTTTATGGTAACGTTGTCCGCGACAATCTGTGAACCATCTACACAAACATTGTTTGACTTGTTACTACTGGGGGTACCGATCTTGTGCCATGTTCTTGCCATGTTGTGCTCCTTGTTGTAGTGGTTGCGCCACCAAGTTTAGGTGGGTCATTCGGTAAAGTCAATAACATCCTGAATAAATTGGTCAGTTTGATTTGGACCAAAACCACCACTAGGAAGTTGCTTTGATATTTCTCCAGCCTTCGTACCAAACAGTCTAGAAAGTACACCAGCATTGCCTCGTGCCTCAACCTCAATGCGCATCAAATCACGGGTGTCTGAAATGTTCTTAAACTTATCTATGAGTGAGAACAGTCTATCCATCTCTGATGAGAGGGCTGGGTCGAGTCCCTGACCCTCAAGTTCCTCAGCAAATCTTGCGAACAAAACTCTACTGGCTTGCATCTCAATCATTGCCTGTAGCACAGCTTGTAGCTGATCCTTGGATCGTATCTCTACGGGCAACTTAAAGCCACAATCAGAATGTTCGCGGAATGCGGGACAACGTGAGGCTAAATAGCAACTATCACACTGACGCAAGGGGCTGCTTTGATACCGAATTACAGGGGTTTCTTTTGGTGCTATTTCTATGTATTCATCCTGCTCAGCGCCTGTTTGTGTACCTATTGAAACTATGTTTTCAATGCCCATAACCGGTAGTAATAATCGCTCACTGTCGTGCCGCTTTTCTAGAGGTGGTATAGCAATACTTCCCCCACGTGAAACCGGTTTAGGTAAAGTATGGGTAATGGGGGGTATATCAACTATATCCTCCCTTTCTTGGGGGGTAATCTCTGACTCGTCGTCTTCATCAATGGGGTCATAGGCCCAAAAAGTTCCCTCTTCCCAAGCCTTCCAAGACCTTATTGACAGCGCTCCTACCTCTGAAACATCGTCTTCCATAATTAAATCGTAATCTATACCAAGACGCATGATGTCGGCCCGGTGCTTACGTCTGGCAGACTCTTTCTGTTGAGCTGGGTATCTGTGCAATCCGTGACCATCCCATACCTGGGTTTCCCCATATCTAATGGAGGAAGTCCATGACCCCACAACCACTGCCTCCCAGGGAAGCTCCTGAATGATGTCTGGCTTGCTTGTAAGGCCATACAGCTTTGCTCCCCAGCGCTGGGATAGAGATCGTATTCTTGGCAACGTCTTGCTGTTTATGGCCTTGTCTGATATGGCCACTCTTCCGTTCTTCTGACAAAGCCATGCCATGCGTTCTAGGTCGTCCCCATCTGACCAAACGGGCACGTACTTTTCCCCTAGCCATTCACCATCCATATCTGGCCTGCCAATAACTACAGATAAACTGTCCGCGTGGTCTCTTACAAAGTTTTCATACTTGTTAAGATCCTCGTCGTTTTCTGATGTGTACACAAGTAACTCAGCTCCACCGTAAAGCGTGGACAGATCTAGCTCCTTACGCTTTGGTACTGGAAAGTGTGTGATGTTTATACCCATCTTGTCGACACCATTGGCAACCAGTAGGCTTCTATGGGTTCCCTTTTCAGCACCGCCAAAGAATATCTTCATTATTCTCTCCAAGTCTTTTCTGCGGCCTTTAGGGCTTGCTCATTCATCTCATGGACAAGAGTATCCCAATCTTTTATAACACGCAATCCAGCCCATTCTGGGCGCACGACATAGGGTGAAGCGGCCAGCAGTGTTGGGATACCTAGTTTTAAGGTTTCGGCACAGGTTATTGGGTCGTTATCAACGTACCATTCAGCCTTGCCAAACACTGCGGCTACTCGATGAACTTTCTCAGCTCTTAAATGGGAGTTTGGCTCGTCTAGCATTTCATAAAACGAGGGTTTTATCCCCTCTTTTTTTAGCCAGTCTTCAATTGGTAACTTGTCGTATGTTTCGTTGACTACCAAGCAAACACGACCAATTGAAAAATCGTGCATCATACGCCAGAGTGAAAACCCCTGAGGATCTGGCTGTCTTAAAGCCAGAATTTCCGCTGGGCGAGCCAGCACAGAAAAGTTAAATATGATCACCCGTCATACATCCCTTTTACTTGACGGTTCTTGAAAGTCACAAAAGCTGACGCTGGGCAGTAATGGCACAGATATTGGCGGTTTTCTTTTGGAACGCCAATCTTACGTCCAATCGTTTTTGACTCGTTCTCGTAGTCAGGGCACATCCCGGATGGGCGGTTATGTCGGTTAAAGCACTTTAGAGCTTCAACTTTTAGGTCGTTGCGCACTTCCCGTACTTCCCACTCGTTCTTTGCTAGCTCCTGTTTAATCTTGGTCTCATCACCAAGCTTCTCCCAAGTTTCTTGGTCGCATCGCAAGATTATTGACTTGTGTGCGTCAGGATCTGGATTTGAGGCTTGTCCAAGGTGACGATTACAGAGCTCAATAAGTTCCATATCGTATTCAGCTGGACCATCATAGTCGAGCATACGGTACATCGTACCACAGGATTGACACGTCAAAAGACGGGGCATATTGTACTCCTAATTAGGTTTATTTAATTATTCAGTCTTCTGCGTAACCATATTCGTATTCATCATCAGATGATACAGTAATCCCACGCATAAAGTCAACAACATTGTATTGAGTTTGTAGCATTTTTGCTCTGGTTACAGCGTAATCATCCGTGCGCTCTCCACCTCGTCCAGGGGTTAAGCTCTTTAGACGACCATCGTTGATACCACTATGAAGGTCGTCGTTCATCGATCTTGATGTATTTACTGCCATTTGATCCTCCTCAGGTTCCTGGCCGTCTTGAGCGTTGACGGAAAGCTTGGCGCTTTAATTCACTGTCTGCTTGGCCTATAGCTTGCATAGCAACGCCAATATATCCAGTCTGACCTTGGGTCATGTCACGAGCCGGGGGCTTAGGGTGACGTGATGGACCAGTGTACGATGGGTTACCAAAGTCAGGACGTACAGCTCCTGTGATTGGGTTAATGTCGTGCCTAGAGGGTTCAACGGTATTTGAATTGGGCTGTTCACCGTATCTTCCTGCTTTGGCACCAGCTGGAACTGGCCCACGTCCACCAAAGCGACCAAGTGTGCCACCTCCTCGCTGAGTAACCCTATTAATGGGGGAGCTTGCCGGTGACCCGTTGTTTGCAGAGTTACCGTAGGTCATATCCCGCAGCGCAGATGGACTAATACCCATTGCCTGCATCTGCTCCCATGCTGCCCGGTTATACCCATTTAGCGCACCCATAGGTGCTCCACCTGCTGGGAGACCAGTGGTTGGGGCACCTGATGGCAATCCTCTAGTGTCTGCCATATAGTCCATAGTAGCTTGTGATGTGTACTCCGGACCTGGGCCATAAGTAGTACCACCCATTACACGGTCAGCAGCTCTGTTCCACATACGGTCGAGTACGCCAGGTCTCTTTCCTGGAAGACCAGTGGTTGGTGCTGGTGCGCCAGGACCACCCGCTGGTGCACCAGTCGTTGGTGCTCCTGTTGGGGCACCAGTTGTGGCTGGTGTGCCACCACGATACCGCTCTAGCCCGGTACCAGGAGTGGGTTCGGGGTCGTATGGGCGTGTTTCTGGCCGTCGTCGTGGTACTACGGGGCCCAGATCTGGGTCGTAATCACGGAAAGTGCCACCTTTTATGGGCTTTTCTATTTCAGGCATGGGTCTAGGTGTACCTGTTTCTGGTTTAGAAGCAGGATTACCGCTAGTGTCATAGTCCCCACCCATCCCCTCGTATTGTGGTGGCATTCCTCCGGTGTTTGAACCGGGCTGTCCTGGGCGGGGAACGCCAATGTCCATTACACCACGATCTTCAGGTTCCCACCCTTTTTCTGGATTTCCTTTAGGGGTAGGGGCCTTACCTGGGGGTGGAGGAGGGGTATCTTTAGCGGTAGGTGGGGGGAAGGAAGAAGGAGGTGCGGTAGGAGGTTGTTGTGGGGTGCCACCACCGCTTCCAAAAAATGGGTGGTTAGGGTCAAACATAAAGTTTTGTAGGCTTGCTCCACGAGAAAGCGCAGTTGCACCAGCGCCAATTTGAGCCATGTTAAAGTCACCGTCAATGCTGGTGTTACCACCAGATATAACTTGGTTACCGCCAACGTTGGTATTGGCGGATTGGTTCATGTTCTTGGCTTTGACTCTTTTATTTGATGTGTTTCCACTTTGCTGTGAGCCCATATCTACTCCTCCGCCACCTGGCGCTGGTTGTCCACCTTTAGGTGTTTTTTCTTTAGATTCTTGATCTTTTTTGGTTTTTAATTTACCCATTTTACCAAAAAAGTTCTTTACGGTTTGCTCTTCTGAGCCGGGGCCGTAGGCAGTACCGCCCTGAGGGGCACGCATCGTTCCTGAAACTGACCTAGCTTGATAGGCAGTTCCTGGTGACTTACCGCCTGTGTTTATATCACGTGAGTAGCTTGACGCAAATCCGGGAGAACTTGGGTTACTACCGGATGCAGGTATTCCTGAGCTGTATGCATTACGCAGTTGCCAGGAACCTGGTAGGGTTCCCTGCTGTTTAAGACGTTCCTGGTAGAAGTCAAAAGTTGGGGCCAGGTCTGGATTATTTGTATAAAAGTTTCCGTCAAAAGGCATATTACACGTTCCCCAAAGAGTTCATTGAGTACCTTCCAGTACCCTCAAAATCACCAGTCATAAGAGCCGGCATAACTGGAGTACCCGACACCCATGACCTGTAGGATACCCCATATCTTGACATAGAAAAAACTGACATTAGATTGTGTTCTTGCTTTGCCATGCCACGAGTTTGTGGGAATAATTGTTGGGGTACCACAGGGCGTGTTTGTCTAATCGTCTCAGGATCACTGATAGCTGCTTGTAGAGCCTGGTCTACAAGAAACTCCTGACGAGTGCCCCATGGTTTTGCCATGTTACTGACCTATACCGTCGTACTGGCTCATACCCTTTTTGGGTTTAAGATTGGGGCGCTTTATACCTTGTGGGTCTGCTTGGTCCGGTTCAGAGTAGGGCTTACTGTAGGGAACGTCAAAGCCCTGTAGATTCATATTCTCTTTGCCTTGCATACTTTTTGGTCGGCTTGTGCCCTTGCTTATGTCCTTTTTGGGTTTCTCAGTATTTTTGGGTTTCTCAGTAGTTGGACGAGGAATCCCATAAGGATTTGCTTCATCTTTACCTTGTATACCTTGGATGGATTTAGCTTGCCTGTAAAGGTCGCGCTTGTTTTGTTTATTTGCAACTCTGTCAGAGTCAGCAATTATTGGGTCAATAGCTGGTCCTGGGTTGCTTGATGGGCCAACCCAGTAATTCTTTATACCTGCAAGGCCACCACGAATGGTTGATTTAATACCCACTGTCCATCTCCTTTGCGGTTCCTAGCTCTTTGTAGGGGTCTCTAGATGTGTCTTCTTCTACGTAAGCACCATCATCGTCTTCACGGTAGATAGGCAAGCTGTTTTCGTCAATGGAGGTGCGGCTGTTCATTTGCATTTTTTGAAGCTCTCCATGATGGGCGTGATAACCGCCCATTCCTCCACGAAATGTTGTCTTAATTCCCATTTTTGCTCTTTTCTTACGTGGTCCCGTCCAATTGGGGCCTAGTTTTTTATTTTGAGTTATCCCTAACACCATTCCAAGTGGTGCTTTGGGCTTTTGACTTGGCTATAACATCTTCGTACTGTTCTTGAATGCTTTTGTGTAATTCTTGAGCTTGTTCAAGTGTCAGTCCAGGGTTGATACCCTCAACATATATTTTATACAAAGCATCTGCTAGGGTTAGTGGTGCTTGAATTTTTGGTGTGGTTACATCACTCATTGTATTCTCCTGTGTTGTTTGTTATTGGATATAGCTCTACTTGTATCTGGCGTCAGTTGCGTTACCATAGGCATCTTGTACCATGTTAGCGCCACCAACTTTACCAATTGCAGTACTTCTAGCCCAGTCTTGTCCCAATCCTGGGTTTTCCTTGCGTAGTTTCTTGTAGTTGCTCTTCAAGGACCCCATGTTACCTGCAGGCACACTGTACCCGGCTTGACTACTGTTGCTAATTGGAGAGATCTTTCCTTGAGCTGTATTCTCAGCGATTTCTTCTTTTGTCGGAGCTGGGGCGTTACGAGTTTTTGATGAAAATGCCATCACATTTGGTGCATAGTTGCCCACGGGCGCATTTGGGTTACTTGTACCAAAGCTACCTCGCGGTTTGCCTGAAGCAACTCCATGGGGGTTATCTCCACGACCTGCACCGTATCCTCCTGGACGGGTTCCACCAATCATATTTCCTCCTTTTACTAACTATAGTTTATCATTTCCACGGCGGAGCTAGCGTTTTAAGAAGGCTCCGTCTTTGCATGTCAATTACCTCTTGCTGCTGTCTACCTATACCTCTTGGTATACCCCTTGGACCAGCTTTACCATCGTTTGTTAACTGAACTGGCGCAGCACCTGGGGGTGCAAACTTCATGCCTTGTGATTGATATAGTAAGCCAGTTTGAAGGTTAAACTCTTCTGGCCATAGGTAATCGCCAGTATTTATGCGTTCACCCTTGTGAACTCCTCGGCTATAGGGCCTAGTGTTGGTTCTAGCAACAGCGTTTACAATCTTGTCTTGTCTACGGTTAGAAGACATTGTACCCAGGTAGCCGTCCGGGTATTGAGTGTCGGGGTAACCACCCCATGCGGCTAAACGTGCGTCCTTAGCGTTCCTGAACGATGGGGTTGGGCCAAGCATAGGCTGGCTTTCTGGTACGTAAGGATCGTATCCTCCACCCCAGTCAGTAAACGTCTGCTGATTTGGACTAGCGGCCAAGGGTTCCTCCAAAAGCTCCTAGAATACCGCCCTGTCCACCACCAACGTTTGAAATTGGCTTAGGTTTAGGAGTCTGTTTCTTTTCAGTTTTCTTCTTTTTAGAAGTTGAAGAAGTCTTCTTTGAGGACATGTCGCTCTTTTTCCTTACGTTTTTGTTTGTACTCTAGCTTTTCTTGTTCTTCGTACACTTCGTCAAATACGTCGTCTATGTTTTGTAAATTAGCTAGCTTACGCCAATAATCGTTGCTGTACTTACGCATACTGTGTGTTACCTCTAAACATATACTACTGGTTATCTGGGTCTATTTGCGAAGTATTTCCAGAAATATTAGGAGTATTGTCAAATTGTGGTGATAATTTTTTATCCATTTGAAATTTTGTTAGTGGTTTAGGACGGCTTGGGTTTGGATTTGTTACCGGAACTGGATATTTAGCAGCTTGTGATATAGCATCTTCTTTCACAAACTTAGGAGTTGCACGTCTAGCCTGCGCCGACTCTGTTGATTCCTGAATTTCTGATATCTTTGCTTCCGGCAAAACAACAGAACTAGTACCAACTGGAAGTTCTTTATTTGTCCTCCCTGGCGTCATAGTATCAGGACCTTCGCTACCAACGTTTATGGGGAATCTTACTGAACCGGAACGGACATTAGTCCTCGTAGAACCACTGATTGGTTGGTTGTTGACAACAATAGGTGGCCCAGGCTGTCTAGACCTTAGCTCATCTTCAACAAATCTGTCTAGAAAGTCTGGCGTTTCAAATCCTGGTCCTATCGGCATGTTTGCGTCAATGGCTTTTCCAATATTTTGTCTAACCTGTCCTGAAATAGCATAGGAGTCTGGAAGAGATTCTAAAATAGAAGCTAACTTAGTAGAATCTGACACAGGAGCAGTATCTCGGGGTTGTGGTTTGACCTTTTGAGGGATACCTCTAACCATGTTTCCAAATCGCACCATGTTTCCTGTAGAACGCATCGTTCCTCTCCGTGTCCATTTTGGTTTTTCATCTTTATCTTTAGCCTTATCGCCTAGTGTTTCAGGTGCGGTTTTCGACTGTGTGTTGGGGTTACCTTTAGCTACTGTTTCTTTTTGCGCGACTTCAACCCCTTTTACCGTTCCAGAAACACGTCCACCTGGCGTTGTCACTTCAAAGGTGTGCCCCACGTCTTTTCCTACGATGGCTGCACCTATCGGTGATTTTGATGACAATCGTGGGTGTTTTCCAACGGATGATTTTTCACCTGTAGGTATTTCATACGTTTGTGTTATACCATTTAGCTCTAATGTAACGTGCTTACCTGGACCAACTCCTGGTGTAGCAAATGGATCTATAATAGTATGGTTATCTAGTTTGTGCTCTAGTTCACTAATTCTGGATTCATGCCTTGTTTGCTCAGCAAGATTAGCTACGTGTTCGGCGTTTTCTCTCAAGTCTCCGAAAGCTGCAGATTCAGCTAGCTGATCAGCTATTTTTTGCCGACCAGTTGTTTTTAGTTCCTGAAGCTGGCTTTGTATATCTTTGAAGTCATATGTAGTTAGTTGATGTTCGCCAGTACCCGCACGTGAACCAACAGACGGCACACTACCACTACTTGATCCAACAGATGCTGTACTACTATCAGCGGTAGGTGCTTGGACGACCTTATCAATTGGGTTTATGCTTGTATACTTAACGATGCCACTGTCATCCATCTTCGTTTGTTTAGAAATGAGCCAGTTGCGGCCTTTGCGTTGCCTATCTTGGAGATCGTTAGACGCAATTGGATAGTTATAGGTTCCAGGTTGTTCTTCCTGAAAGGCAAGGTTCATTGGATCTATCAATGGGCTGTCTTCATTTTCAGTAACTATATCTCCCATTCTATTTTTTGCATATCTGCGTAATGGGTCTACACCTGCAAACTGGTTGCCGGTTACGGGAATTCCTGTTGTTGCGCCGTACCTAATGCTACCATCATCATTTATTATCTTTTTACGTCTTTGGGGCAAAAATGGTAGTGCTGCATAACCAGACACACCAGCTGGTGCGGACAAAGGTGAGAGTGGTTCGGTAAGTTTTGCTTTTGCTAGTGCTTGTGCTTCTTTTTGATGGCGTTCCGCTTCTCTGTACCTTTCGTTAAGTGCGTCAGCTACTTTATCAGTCTTACCTTCTTTTGCATCTTGAAGTCTCCGTTCTTGCGATTCGGATCTTGGAGTAATACCAGAAGCTGTAGCTTTGTAACCACGTTGTCTAACAGCGCGGGCATAAGCTGCGTCTTCTGGAGTGAAGTCTCCTCTACTAAGTCTTGCAATTCGTTCTGCTTTATCAGTTAGCCCCATCTCCTGTAAAAGGGATCCCATCTCAGGTGGAGCTTCTGGGAACATTTTTTCAGGTATCTTTTTTTCATCGTCAGAATATACAACTTGACCTGATTCATCAAGCTTTGGAAAACTACTAAGTATGTTATTTATGGCTATTTCTGCTGGTAGGTCCTTATTACGAGTGTAGTCGTTATATTTTTCCCAATCCTTTTTTTCTCTCTCTGAGGGGTTATGGGTGTATTCTACATCTCCAATATCCTCAACTTCCATACCAATTACGTCTTCGACGCCAGCCCACGACAGTCCCGCAGGGAATATTTTGCGCCCATTTACCTCACGGTTTTCGGTTGTGTAGTATTTACCCCCGTACACACGTCGTTTGATTGTCCTTTTCTCAGCAGATGGGGGGGTTCCAAGTAAACGTTCAAGTATGGTTGCTCGTATTTCGTTGCTAACTCTTGCAGTACCTTTATCTCCTGCCGAATCTTCCTTAAGTTTTGGTCTTCTTACTGTTTCTCCGCCTACATCTATTTCTTCATAGACAAAATCACTAGTCCTTACGTCGAACTCAAGCTCTGACTGGTTTCTTATCCTCTGAATGTGCCGTTCAACGGCTTTTCTACCTGCGTCTTTAATTTCCCGTGTTACCTGCCCACGTTTTGCACTATGTCTTCTTTTTTCAGCCTCGTATTCTTCTAAACCTTTATCGTCCATGGCGTAGGAAAATCTATCTGGAGGGTCACCAGGAGGTGACATACCTTCAACTTCTTCACCGGCTGCGTTTAATTTAGTGTGCGTGCCTGCTTCTATATCTTTTCTTGTTTGTTCTTCGGCGCTTCTTCGTAATCTTCTAGCTTCTTCCAGGTCTTTTAAAGCAGAAGCTATGTGTATACTTCTTAAATTAAAAGCTTCTGCAGACTTTCCTAATGCTTTTGCGTATTCCTCATCAGTTGCATCTTTTTCTTCAAGTCTTTCTGCGGTACGTATGAGTTTTTCTGCATCTTTAGTAGATGTCAAACCAAACTGCACCCTAAGCTCTGGTGAAAGGGTCCCACGATTAGCTGCTTGTTGAATTGCACGTGCAGCTACTTCACCATACCCAGTGATTTGCTGAGAAACACCAAGTGCAGTTTCTGTTAAAGGTTCTCCGGTTTCTAGGTCTTTACCACCCGTTACTGTTTTTGGTTGTCTTTGGAATACTCCAAGTCTTATTCCAGAAGCGTCAACTCCAACAGGAGCAGTTTTTTGCCTCTTACCCATAACGGGTATGTTTTTCATTACTGGTTTGTTGTTCTCATCGTACACTGGGTTTCCAGCATCATCAACTTTTTGTTTTCTTTGAAACTTTAGTTTTCCTTTATCGTCAACTTCTTGGTAGTCTTCCATAACCGGAGATTGAACTGTTTTGCGTCTCTTTTCGGTACGCATTCCAGTTACTGTTGGATTACCCGTTTCGTCATTTTCAATAACAGGTACTTGTACGTCTTCTGTCTGGTCACTTAAGCGTGTTTCGTATACTAAAGCTCTGGGTGCTAGGGTTCCAGATTCTAAGGCTCTTTGTTTGACTCTTTTAGCAGCGGATCTAGTAAATTTACCATGTGCATCTTTAGCTGTTTCAACTTTTGTAACTGGGTCTACCTTAAATAAAAGCGGGTTTAAGGTTGGGTCTTGCACCCCTTCGCTGAATATTTCGTTTGATCTAATACTTCCTAATTTACCCTGCTTACGGAACTCATTAACAACCTGTAGCTGGGATCTAGTTAGACCACTACCGGTAATTCTTTTTGATCCGGGGTCACCCTCTCTCTTTTGGGAAGGGAGAACAGTACCGGCTGGTTGTTTTGGAAGTGACTCTTGTAGATCAAATATATGGCTGTATAGGTAGTCCTTTGGACCTGGGGCGGTGTCACGATAAAGGTATGCAGGACCCCCTCGTGCATCAGCGGGTCGAGATCTAACCGAACCGCCAAATTTAGACAGTTGGTCTTCAACAACATCTTTACGAAGCCCAGGTCGCGTAATGACAGAGATTACTTGACCTGTTACTGGGTCGTGAACTTCAGTTGTCTGCCTACCTGAATTTGGATAAGCTGTGCTAGTTTGACGAATAAATTCATTTCTTACGTCTTTGTCAAACCCAAACGCGTCTTGGAATTCTGAGTGTGTTAGTCCTTGTTCTTCCCCTTCAAACGTAAAACCATCTGGCCCAAACGTTTCTGTGTAAGACCCAGGAGATAGTAATGATTCTGCGACTCTTTCATGACCAACATTTTTTAAAAAGTAAGCGACCGTTGGGTCGTTTTCTGCAACAGCTGTTAGGTGCTCTTTTGCCGCTCTTATCCTAATGTTGCGTTGTTCACGCTCCATAGACTCTTGCAGTTGAGTCTTTTTTCCAAAGGAAAGATTATAAAGAACAAGGTCTTGTTGATAGGCTCTATCCCCTTCTTTTCCTCTTCCATAAGAGCCTCTCTGCGGCTCTGTGGATGAAAATGTATCAAAAGTGTTGTCACTTTTTTCCATGTCGCGAAATTTATCACGGTAGTTAAGCGCTCTAGTGAGCAACCTACGTGTATACCCTAATCTAGCGGCCTCGCGTTGTTCTCTAGTAGTAGCTTGCGGTATAGGACCACGATTAGACGGTGTACCATCTGGGCCAAGTCTAGATTGTGCAAGATCTGGGTCAACCTCTATGTCCTGGTCCAATCTTTGCCTGGCTGTGGTTGGTCCTACCCCATAAACTGCTTCGTTAGATTCGGCAAATTCAGCCTCAGCACGACGTCTCTCTGTGTCTTGAACCATCTCTGATTTGGCAGAGCTAGCCTTAGATGCAGCCTGTCTTGCAGCGTCTGTAACAGTTAGATCTACGGGGTTCATTACCCCTAGATCAAACTCGGGCATACCCTCAGAGTCAATGTCACCGGTTGCCTGGTACAGCTCTGCTATGTTAACCGGGCCTTTATTACTCATCAACTCTACGTCATCTAAATCATCAACTCCGGGTATACCACCCAAGAATATTATGTGAGCTACTAGATCCTGTTCTGTTGGGGTTTTCCCATCCCTTGAGCTAACGTATCCGTGTTTATCTGCGTAGGGGCTCTTAGGGTCGTAGGAAATACCAGGCAACCCACCAGTGGTGTACGTCCGTAGGAATTCTGGGATGCCTTGTAGCGCCGAGGGCAAGTCAGGCGCCCCTGGGCTTCCTGGTGCAAGAAGTTCAGCATCATAAGCAGCGGCTTTGTCGTATTTCATATCCGCGATTTCGGCTTCAGTGGAGAATTTTAAAGCCTTAGCTTTAGCTTTTTCGGATAGTTCACGAGATCGTTCTTCGTTTGTTTTTTTATTTCGTGCTCGTTTTATGTCACCTTTACGAGTTTCTCCAGTGGTGTGACCTTTGCGCTTTTTATCTTCTGGGGTGTTTCTTTCAGCAGCTTTACGAGCTCGGTCTCTAGCCCGGTTTCTACCTGGGTCTTCTTTCATAATCTCACGCCTAACGTGCGGAGGAAGTTCCGCTAGACGTTGATCATAAGGACTTTGTACCTCACCTGGAGCCTTTTCTTTAGGTAACTTTAGTGTCTCTTCAATTATTTCTCTATCTTCGTCAGTTAGCTCAGTGCTAGTTACCTGCTTTGGCCCCTTGGGTGGAGGTGGAGGAGGAATTGGCTTTTTAGGACTACCTGTGAGCAGTGGCTTGTCTGGGCGTGAGCGTGTTGAAGCGTCGTCCGATTTTGGAGCGTCATCTTTTTTAGAGTTTACTCTAGCATCATCTTCTCTTGCTTCTTCAATTGACTTAGAAATTAAACCTTCAATTTTTTTCTTGGGGTTCTTTGCCATTGTCAGTTAACTCCAGTACATCAATGGGAAATATCAACAATGTTACCACTTTATAGTGGTGTGCATTACCTAGTAACAGGCTTAAAAGAGATGGCGGAAATTGTCTCTCCGTTGTCTCCGGGTATGTCATCAAACCCTATGATGAAACACAAATCGACCCCTCTTGGTGCCACGAATCCTCTAGCAATAGCGCAAGCTTTAACTGCTTGGTTAACAGCGCTGGCTCCTATTGCGCGCATTTTAGGGGACTGTCCAGCAATCACTGACCTGGCTACAATTGACCCTACGCTTTGTGGGTTGCTTCCACCTGATACTTTTACAATATCGTCTACCGGTTCTTGAGACATAGTTTACTCCGTATGTTTAAAAGGTTGTTATCAACCCTATAATTTTACGAGTAACCGCCCTCTTTCAGCAGAGTAACAAAGTCATCTAACCGCATCACAACGTAGGTATCACCTAGTGCTTTTTCACCTTTACCAGCCCTCTTAACAACTAAAGCTGGCATTGACTTGCCAAGTTTAGACGCTTGCTCAACAGTTGCGTCTAACCAACCACTTAGGTTTAGCTTACGTTGGTTTTTACACTGTATCGCAAGCTCTCTTTCGGCAATGTGGTTTCTGATGCCGTTGATATCCCCAGTGTCCTCACTACCTTTGAGTACGGTACGGGCTGCTTTTAGAAAGCCGTTAGCGTTGAGGTAACGTTTGATAGATGTTTCAAACGATGTACCTTTTTGTTTAGCCCTGTTTGACATCACCGCTCACCGCCTTGCTGATCTTACGAAGTTCATTAAGGATCTCAACAAGAGTATCGTTGACCTTCAACAGGGGCTCTGTTGTGGACCGGTAAGCCTCACGCTGGCGATTTAGTGCCTGGTTGGCTTCCTTGGCTGCCTGGTATCCGTAGGGGTCTGACATGTCATGCTCCAAATCTTGATGTACGTTGGTCTTTTCCGTGCAGACCTATCCTACGACTTAACTCTCGAGAAAGCAACTGGGCCCCGCGTTCACAGGATTCAAATACAGCTTCAACTAGTTTACGATAAGCTCTAGAAACTTGGTACTTCTCTTGCTGAGCAACAACCCTGTGGTCTGTATCTCGACGTGCCTTAGCAATAGTTACCCGATCACCTTTAACGTCAGACCCCCACTGCTCAATCAGTACTTTTGCTTCTGTGATTCTACAGAGGTTGCCATCCCTATCTTCATCAATTTCAGCTTGCACTAGCTGTCCTTTTGTGTAAGATACCCAAGACATATACTCTGTATACAAGTCCATGAGGTCGCTGTCGTCTAGGTCGTCTAGGTGGTCCGGTAGTTCTGGTGGATTATCCGACGGTCTAGCAGGCAGAGAGAACTTACTATTAAATTTAGAGAGAGCTGGGTCTCCGTAGTCTTTTGGTATTACTCTCAATTCCAACAAACTTTCTGGTATGGGCAGTATTTACAACCGGTGGCTTTACTATCAGTTGCCCAAACTGGGTGTTCGGGCTCAGTGTTGTCCTCTAAGTGTGCGATAACTTTGCTGCAGTTGTCAAGAATTGGTTGAATTATTTCTTTTTGAAAGATAACGGTAAACTCTTTTACCTCCTGGGTGGGCTTCCACTCATAGATAAACACCATCTTGTCGTGGCCTGTACAGTGCATGTAGATGTGGCCCTGGCGGACATGGGAAGCAAATGGCTTTTTTATGTTTTTCCAAAGACCATCAAGTGTTAGCTCGCCACTTGAGTATGCTTTGTACAAGTTTGGGTGATCCCACCGAACAGTGCCCAGACCAACGCTCTTTATTTCAATAAGAGCTTTGCCTTCTCCATCAACCAACTCTCCATCCGCGTGACCGAGTATGCGAAACCCATCGTCACGTACAGGTACCTCGCGATAAATGACATTACTAGAATTGCACTGGTGGCAATGGCTAGGAGAAACCCCGTACCATACTTCAGAACACGACGCACATTCCCATTTGCCACCAAGTATCCCAGCTTGGTGCATCCACTTTTGCCACTTTGCATGAATCGCATGGCCCTCCTCAAACACGTTCAACCTAGTCATATTATATGACTCATCTAAGGCAGGATACTTGTTAATTTTATACCACGCGGCTCTAGCACACCAATCTTTTTTTGAAAGCTCAGAAGGGTGCAAATGGTCAGTGTCTCTGTGTTTGTTTCTCTCGCGGTTGTTTATCACAAGACGCTCTTGGATTACTGGTAGTATACGACCTTTGGACTTTATTGATTCTTTGTAAGTCTTGGCGTACCAAGGCGCCTCTGTCACAAGCGATCCCCGTCTACTCCTACCAACATTTGGAAGTCAGCCTCGTTAAGAATTACGTAGTGTCTGCCCCCAAGGTCAAACTGAAGTACGGGAAGCCGATCTTCAAGGACACCGCGTTGAGTAAGGTCAGCCAACTCACTAGCCTTAATTGAGTAAGACTTTAGATTGTTTGTAAGCTTGTTCTCAATAAGAAGCTCGTGAGTGCGCACGTCGTTCTTTCTAAGCCAACCAGACCCAGATCCTGCGTTCCTACTGCCTCTATACATCTTGGCAGAACGCTTCTCCTGCTTCTTGGAAGCTCTCATAGTTTCACGCTGTTGATCTGCTCTGTTTTCTTTACCGAATATCATAGGAAATACTCCTTTGCTTTCTCTTTGAGTTCAGATTGTAGTTCCAAGTCTTCGCGAACCCCAAGCAACAGGGCATCTTTTCCTTGCCACTTTTGGTCTTTGTAGTTGTAGTAGGCTCCAGCTCTTGTGATTATGTCTGTTGCAATACAGATGTTAACAATGTCTTTGATCACATCAAAATCACCTAGTTTGAATGGTTGGCAATTGGCAAAGTAGAAGTCAACAACAGCAACCTGCTGTGGTCTGTACGTTTTATTCTTTAGAGTTCTGGCTTTAATGGTCTGACCTACTGGCTCATCCTTAAACTTCAACCACTCATCTCGTTTTACTTCTAGTCTTACAAAGTAATGAAAGTTCTTGGCTTTACCGCCTGGTGTGGTGCGTGGGTCTCCATACATCACGCCAATCTTCTCTCGCCATTGGTTGATGATCAAACCAGTGCACCCGCGATCCTCGTCAATCAACGACCTCTTTTGCGCCTTACTGCTCTTACGGAAAAACTTTCCAGTCAGTCTGGCTCCTAGACCCATCGAGAACTCATCCATCATCTTCTCAGCTTCATCACCTGGGACTAGTGCCGGAAGTGAATCTAGGACAATACAGTCAACTGCCCTATTCTCCATTGCACGAATAATCAGGTCGTAGACCTGTTCCATTACGTTGGTCTCAACTACCCAAAGTCGGTCGAGGTCTACACCAATTGCCTTGGCGTAGTCTGGAACAAACTCTTCGGCGGCAATCCACATAGCCACCCACTCTGGATCAGCAGCTTGGTTAGCAGCTATGGTCTTGTAAGCCAAGGCTGTTTTTCCTGATGACTCGTCACCAATGATTTCAGACCATTGGTTCATCGGCCACCCGCCTCCAAGCATAAGGTCAAAAGCTAGTACGCCTGTTGTAATACGTGGAACTTCTTCTTTTACTTTGTTTCCTTGGACAATAACTTGATCTCCATATTTCTTGTTAATAGAAGAAATAATGGATTCAAGGCTCTCACGGCCAGTTTCACTTTTCATTGTTTTCCTTGTTGTTATACTACCCAAGAAGCTTGGGAGGCTTGGTCGTACATACCATTCCAACCGCATTCAAAGCATCGCGGTGCTGGGCTGTTACCGTTGATTGTTGTGTTTCCACCTTTAGCTGTGCGTATAAACACGTTGCCACTACCACACTCTGGGCAGGTTAGATTTCCCTGCTTCTTAGCAGCTTCTCCTCGACCTTCCCATAGATGCGGTTGTCTTAGTGCTTCACCCAACCATCCTGGCCCTCTGGTAATGGGTTCGTTTGATACAGGTTGAGGTAGTGGGGTGTCTTTGTATGGCTGAGGATTAGAGTGAGTCAGCCCAGACGGTAGGCGTATAGGGATTGTAGTTGGTGGCATAGATGAAGTTGTGGGTCTAGCAGAAGTGGTTGGATTACCACTAAGCTTCTTAGCCCACCAATCACTGCTCATCCTCGTCACCCTCCTCTAAGTCGCAGTCGTCATCTGACAGTGCTGATGATAACATGAATTCTAGCAGCGACACAATATTAGTTTCAACTAAAGATGAGTCATACTTTTCAGGTTCAACAATGCTCAGCATCTCCTGGTCAATTAGGTGAGCTACAGCTGCTATACCAAAGGCTGTAATAATATTCTCTGTAGAAACAATGGTGTCTTCGTCTAGACCGGCGGTATCCCGCAGGACGTTTACCATCCAATTTGCGCATTCTTTTACGCTGTCTAGAATACCTGCGTGAGATAAAGTAAACCATTTTTGCATTATGTCCATGATTTCGTGTTCTTGGACTTCTGCAGATGGTACAGCGAACCCTGCAGCATGCGCCAGCTTCTGGCCTTCAAGTATAGATAGGGTGAGGTAAAAGTTACGCTCTTCAACTGGACTTGACGCCATCATCACCCTTTCGCCTCCGACCAATTATACGCTGAGTGGCATGAAACTTTTAACGGAATACCATTAATAATGTTACCATCTCCCATAGATAACACAACCTTTTGCTGTAACTCGTCAACTATCTGATCTGGAACCATAGCCACTAGTTCGTCATGTACCTGTACTAGGATCTTTGAGCCTGTCCCAGTTAGTATATTGTTTACATCAATCATGGCTTTCTTGCATATGTCAGCAGCAGAACCTTGTACCACCGCGTTGACTGCCTGTCTCTCTGCTCTGGCCTTCAACATGCTGTCATCAGAGCGCAGATCTGGCAATCTACGTCGTCTTCCTGAGAGGGTTTCAACGTACCCATTCTTGATACCTGCTTCAATAACACTCTTTTTCCATTTAGTGATGCCAGAGAACTGCTTGTAGTACTGATCGATGACGGAGCGTGCGTGCTCTACGTCAACTCCTGTGGTTCTTGCCAACTTTTGTGGGCCACCACCATAGGCCGTAAGGAAGTTAACACCCTTACCAAGCTGGCGTTCTTCTGAGGTAACCTCAGATACATCCTTACCTAGAATCAGGGCGGCAGCGCCAGCGTGGATGTCTTCGTTGTTCAAGAAAAACTCGCTCATCTTTTTGTCTTCGGAGAACATACACATAACACGGAGCTCGATCTGGTCGTAGTCAGCGACTAGCAGTACATGGCCGGGGTTAGCTACGAATAAACCACGGACGCTACTGTCTCTTGGAATGTTCTGCAGATTGGGGTTGCTGGAGGAAAGTCTTCCAGTAGCTGTTCTATGCAGGTGGAACGATGGGTGCAGAGAACCTTTGTATAGTTTGGTAAGTAGACCATCAACATAGGTTGACTTAACCTTTTTAGTTTCTGCCCAATCTATGAGCAGTGGTACTACAGGATGTTTGCTTTCAAGATTGCGAAGAGCTTCTTCATCAACCGATGCTGAACCCTTGTCGGTGTATTTGGTTGGCTTCAGCCCAAGACCACCCTCGTCCTTCTTACTAAACAGAAGTTGTTGTTTGTGCTTTGTACTGTCTGGGTTAAACCCGGGGGGTGCGTAATCCATCATCCCAAGTAGTAACCCATTTAGATGGGTGTCTAACTCTTTGCCAAGCTTAGTCATAGATCGATGGTCTACAGGTATCCCGTTGTCTTCCATGTCCATCAATACACGGATAACTTCCATGTCTTGTCGAAGGCAAGACAGCAACTGCTCTTTATTTTGAATCTTTTGACACAAGACTTTGTATAGATGCCACGTCCACTTTACGTCTAGGTGCACGTACCTAACCGCCTTGGAGAAGGGCACCTGAGTGATTATTGCGCCAAGCTTTCCGTCCATGTGATAGGGGTTAAAGCCACCAAAATTGTGGGCAATTAGTTTGTCAAGGCTGTACTCAGAAAGGTTCTCATTGAGAATGTGCTGTATAATCATCGTGTCGATGAACGGTCCGTCTGGTAAGCGGTCGTTGTAGTACTTGCGAATTGATCTGGCGTCAAACTTGATGTTGTGACCAACCTTGACAACATCACTAAAGAATATTGGTTCCAAGACTTTAAACACGTCAGTACGTGAAAGTTGCTCAGGAGCTGCTGAGTACTCAGCCGGTATGTAGTACCTAGCTTTTGCCTCAGACTCTTTGCCATTTGCTAAAACTTTGCGGTAACCAGGGGGTGGTATGGTTGTACCGTCACCACGTTCTTCTGGTACGAGTATTTCACCATTTGGGTGGCCCATGGGTATGGCCCATGACTTACCCTCTGTTGCTAAACCAATCCAAAAGACTTCGTTTCTCATTGGATCTAGAGCTAAAGTGTTTTGCCACCTAGTAACGATGGCCTCTTTAGACCTAGCCAACACATCTTCAGATGTTGTTTTAAGGGTGCTTTCGTGCTGCTTCCACTCTTGTTCGATCCACGCAATAACATCACTGTGGCGTTCTACGTTGCCGCGTGTTTCTACGTCAAAGGCAAAAGCGCCAGCACTTTGAATGTGTTGAACAATTTCGTGAAGCTCTTCAATTGAAGATACTACGTAGGGGGCCATGTGACCCCCTACGTAGTTGTTGCGTTGCGGCATATCAGTCAGACAAGTCTTCTAATGCAATCTGAATGAGATCCTTGCGGGACGGGATCTGGATGATATCGGAGGTGTACGCAGATTTGCGCATGACCTTGAAGTCTGTCTCAGTGAGGATATCGATGTTCCACTCTTCTAGGTCCCGCTCCTTGACCAGCTGGTGGTTGGTTGCGGAGGTAGCACCCTTACCGGAGCGGCTTACGGCCCAGAAGTGTTTGGACAGGGGCCCTTGACGTGGGTCAACGTGGAAGTTTTTGAGTTGATCAATGGCTCTAGGACCAACCTCATAGGACTTAAGAACTGGCTCTGAATCAGGAGACAGCAAGACAACGTTGAACGCAAACCGTGTTGATGGACGGCTACCGGCATCGCATAGTGGGCAACCCTTAGGGTCGAGGTCGGCAATACAGGTGAATGACTTCTGCCCTGAACGCTCAACCCAGTGCTGTCTGTAAGTAGCGTAAGGCTCATCTTCAAGGAACTTGATGATGATTGGTTCTTCGCTAACACGGAGGCGTTGGGCGTACGGCGAGTCTGCAGATTTTGCCTGCTCCACTGCTCCCCATCCCCGGCGGATAGCGCTCGCGGCACTAACAGGTGCCGCGTCGTCGGTCACTACTTTTGTCTGTCGGCGTACCGAAGTTGCTTCTTCCAGCACTTCGGTGTCGTCGTCGTCGTCGTATCTTGACATA